CAGGATCTCGCTCATCGCGGTGGTACGGACAATGGAGTTCTCCCAGCCGTCGGTGTTGTGGCCGTCAGACCGCATGGCATAGCTGAGGGAATAGACCTCGTGCATCTGCAGAGTAAGCGGCGCAGTGCCGGAGCCATCGGCGTATGTATCGTGATCCTTGCCGATGATGTCGATCATGTACGACTGCCCGATGGTCATCTCCTTCTGGTCTCCGACCGCCCACGTCTCAGGCACCTGCTTTCTCTGGCAGGCGGCAATGATCGTCGCCCAGTCGTTGTTCGCGAAGACCGGGTCCAGCACGAGTGCCGGCGCCGCTGCGGCGGCCATCAGGGCGCGTCTACGTTTTTCCATCCAGTTCATGCCGTCTCCTTCATGGCGATAACGACGCTATCCTTGACGGACAGCTCCCACGTCTCGCCCGTGCCGAACGACGGCGCTTCGCCGATGTATTTTACCGTTGCCGGGAATGTGACCGAGACCGTCCCGCTCGCCGCCGTCGTAATACGCAGCCAGCATGCAAAGTCCCCGGTCGGGAACGTGATGGTCAGCGTCTGCACGCCGGTCAAGCGGTATTCGGTGTTGTCTGTCAGCGCGATCCTTGTCGGAGCCGCTGTCTCGTAGCTTCCCGGCGGCGTCTGCAGCGATACGGAGCTTTTCGACGGGGTGCCCGTCATGGGGATCGTGATTGTGTCGACCGACGCGCCGTTCGGCTGGATGAACCGCGCCATCATCTGCGTCAGCCCCGACAGGAAATATGTTCCGCTGTTATAGCGCACGACCGGGATCCTGCCCGCCGCCGAAGCGGTCTTGATCTCATTCAGCGTTCTATCACACGTATAGCTGCCGTCGGAGCCTGTTACCGTGCAGATGAAAAAGTCCGATTCCGCCAGATAGTCCGTCCCCGGCACGGCGGCAGATACGCCGCCTGCGCCGTCGCCCTTGAGGATGCCGCTTGCCGTGATCTTGTTCTGCTTTTCGGTCACATCCGCCAGCAGCAGCGCCATCTGGTCGAGCGTTGCATCTTGCGGCACAGCAACGCAGTTTTGCTGCAAATAATTTCCGAGCGTGGTTTTCGAACCCGCAATGCGGTCGATCTCGTTCTGTATGCTCATAGTCCGGCCCTCACAGCGCGGCCAGCGCGTTTTCGATATCGTCCGTCAGGCTTACCGTTCCGCCGGAGGTATAGCCCGTGGGGATCGTCGCGCTGGTGACGGTCAGGCCGTCGAGGGTCTTTGCGATCGCTCCGTTATCGGCCATCGTGCCCTCGATCTTTGCGCCAGTCGCGTCGACGATGAATTTGCCGTCAAGCACGTCGCCCGCGCCAGCCGTCACGCCGGAGACGTCCTTGTACTTGGCGGGAATCGCTCCTACCGTTACTTTTCCGAGGACTTTGCCCTTTGTTGGCGTGATGTCCTGCGCGGCCTCGGCAGGCGTGGCGGACTTGGTTTCCAGCACAACAGATACCTTGCCCGCGCCGGAGTGCTTGCCCGCCGGGACGGTGTATTCCTGATTGCCGGTCGTGGCGTCCAGAACCTTGGATACTGCGCCGTTGTCCGACATGGTGCCTGCCTGCGTCACGCCGTCTGCGTCGATAAAGACTTTGTTCGCCAGTACGTCGCCAGGCGCGGCCGTTGTCGCGGATACGTCCTGATAGTTTTCCGGGATCGCGCCGACGGTGACGCCGGACAGGCCGTAATAGCCCTGATCGGGCGTGATCGCCTGCTGCTCCTTGGTCGGCGTGACGGTCTTGGCTTGCAGCTGGTAATTGCCGCCGCCTCCGACGCCCTTGACCGTACCTGTGCCGTCGTGATAGCCCTTCGGAACAGTGTAGCTCTCGCCCTCCTTGACCTGCGCATCGATCGCGCCGTTATTCTTGATGGCGGCGGCCTTGTCTGCCAGCGCGTCGAGTTTGTCCGTGCTCGCGGCAAGGCCGAGGCCGACGAGCCATGTGCGCAGCTTGTTCCGCGCGGTCTGCAGTCTGGTAATTTCCGTCTGTGTGCTCATAAAATCACTCCTTTAGATTGTCGCCAGCAGGGCATTGATGTTTCCGACCTCGGTATAGACGGCGGCGCTGGTTACGGGCTTGGTGTTGTCCTTCTCCACTGCCTCCGCCGTGTCGACGGACAGGGTATTGGTGGCCGCGTCGAGTTTGAGGCCGGAGCCGATGTTGTATCCGCAGCCGGTGCCGCTGTCAGCGCGCACGGAAACATTAAAGGAAACGTCGACCGGTTCACGATTCTTGAGTTCAAATTCGATGCCGCCCATCACAACACCGCCTTTGAAAGCGCATGCACAACGTCGATCTGCGTGATCTCCGAGCCGATCACGTCCCCGCTCCTGAATTTCACGCGCACCTGCATCTGGCAGAGTTTCGGGAGCCGGAAGGTCTCCTGCTGGGTGAGGGGAAACAGAAATTTCCCGTCTTCGTATCTGACTTCACCCGGATAACTTTTTTGCAAATAAAGCAGCGATATTTCTACTTTCTTGATAGTTGCAATGTCCAGTGGCTCCCCTTTATTTTTAACGGTAACGATTAGGTTGTAAGAATCTCCCTGTACCAAATGTCGCACCTCCATTCTATGTGCCAATAATCTCGCAGTCCGCCGCCGCGATACCGCTGAGCCGGATCCCCATGCCGGTAATCGTTCCGGTGATCTTTGTCCCCCACGGCGTTGTGGTCTCGACGTAATCGCCCGGAACTTCGCCTTTCATAACGATCTTCACGCTGTGCGTCTGGCGGCGCATGTAATAGTCGTAGACGTGCTGCGCCACGGTGGCGACGTTGCTGGGGTTGACCAGCGTCGCGTCCTTGCCCTCAATGACGTTCGGTTTTGTGCTGGTGGTGACGTCCGGATTGGTTTTTTCCGTGACTGATGTCGTGTGGTAGTAGGTCTTTCCGCCAACAGTCACGCTGTCGCCACTGCCGGACGTAGAATAGCTGTGCGCCGTGATGCGCACCTCTGTCACAATCGCGGAGGTGTCCACACTTCCGCCCGTATAGAGCCGGTCAAGTGGGATCTCTGTTGCCGTATCCGTAGTCAACTTACGCACGCAGATCCCACGGCTGCCGCTCGTATCTACAGTTGCACAGAGCGCAAACGCGATCTGCTGCAAGGCTTCGCGAGAGGTGCAGTCCGGAATATAGCCTGTGACGGTCTCGGCCTGCAGGCTCTCGTCCATGTCGAGCAAAAAGTGCCCACCGAGAATGCTTGTGATCAGATCCTTTGCGTTCTTGCCGCTGTAGATTGCAGCGGAAAACGGCTCGTCGTCGAGGACGCCGAGCGCATCATGGCACGAAACGTCGTACAGGCGAGCGCTCGACCGGGACGAACTCTTGATGTAAAACACGCCGATCAGATTGCTTCCGTCATAGGCACTTACTGGCTGCTTCTCTTGGAAAATAAATTCGATATCATCGGAATCGTCTAGCGTGAAATCAAGCGTGTTGATTTCAACGTCGTCCGAGATCACGCTGATACCCTCCGTCACACTGACGCTTCGCAGATCCGCCCGTTCGAACTCGCGAACGATGCCAAAAAAGATCTGGCGAATCTTCGCGTACCGGTACGGCAAACTTGTCTTCGTGATCTCAATTACCAGTTTGTTATAAGCCGATACAGGCTTTGCACAGAAGTATTTCTGCGCGTCCGGCATGAACTGCTGCGTCGCCGCAACTGTATTACCGTTATACCACGTAAGCGTCAGCTCACTGCAATAATCGCCTGCTCCGCCGTCGAAGTTAAAGAAGATGCCGGAGGACGCAAATACACCGTCCAGCGTGACAGTAATCGTCGGGTTTGTATCGAAGGTGCAGTCCGCCTTGCTCTGCTCCGCCGACCAGAACGCCGCAGTCTCCGCCGTGCGGATCTTCCGGGAGCCGTCCAATATCCACTGGTTCAGCTCGTTCGTTTCGATTAACAGCTGGTTTGTTCCGTGCGGCAGATCTTGGATGATGGAAAATGCATTTGCGTCGCTGCTCGCAACGGTCGCGGCGTCAGCTGCGCCGACTGCGACGTCCTCGTAAACAACTTTTACACTCATACTGGCGTCCTCTTGGGCTTCATGGCGACAAAATTAATCGCGAGGTTCTGCCAATCATTGCGGCTGCCATACTTGGATACAAGCTCGTCCTCGCCGTTTGCGACGTAAGCGTCAAAGGTGAGCGTAGTCTGTGCATAAGGGACGGTTAGAACGTGGCTGTCTACTGGGGCGGAAATCGCTTCATAAAATTCGTCATATTCGGAGAGATCGGAGGATACCGGATCGATCTCCATGCTGTAATTGTAGTACGTGCCGATGATGTCACGGGTCATCGCGCCAGTCATGACGCGGCCTGCGTTGTCGCCGTCGAGGACGGCAAACGAACGCTTTAGGCTCACAACATGCAGATTCGGATACTCCTTGCCGTCAAGGCTCAAAATGCTTGTCATGCCTTCACCCCCGCAAGCTTCACGCCGACGCGCTGTGTTTCCTCGTTGTTAAGGTTATACACCGCGCGGCCAAGTTCTCTGTGGTCGAGCTGCATAACAACCGTGATCTGCCTGCCGCCCATGCCTCCGGTATCGTTCATGGCCTGCTTAAAGGCCTGCACCATCGTTGCCAGCGGCGTCTCAATATTCGTCCCGCTCTTCTGGTCGCCGAGAACGGCGAGAAATTCGCGGTTTGGGGGGATGACTGCGCCCTGCGCGAGACGAGGAAGCGCAACGTTGCTCACTAGGGGAATGCTAATTCCGAAAGAACTACCGCCAATTAGAGGAACCCAATCAGGAACCTCGAAATGAATGGTATTCAGCGCGGAGATTAGGAGGTTTATACCGTTGATGATAAAGTTTATCGCATATTCAACAGCGGTAATGATTCCATTCCAGATTCCCTTAAATATATCCTTTACGCCTTCCCACGCCTTTGCCCAGTCTCCGGTAAAAACGCCGCTGATAAACTCGATGATTCCGCTTAGCCACTGCTTTATACTGTTGAATAGGCCGGATATAAAGTTTCCGTATGTCTGGAAAATCGCCGCGAGCATGGGGCTTTTTGATTGTAACCATGTAATGAACATATCCCATGCATATTTGATGGAGTTTATGATGGCATTCCACGTCTGCTTAAGCCCTTCCCAAATTTGTTTCGCGCCTTCTGCGGCAAGCTTCAAGTCACCCGTAAACACACCCTTGAAAAATTTACCGAATCCGTCTATGATATTTTTCAGGCCTTCGATTAGTTCTTCGCCATGTCCGGTAAAGGAAACAAGTGCAACCAGAGCGGCAACAAATCCCGCAATCAGGAGTGGGATCCAGCTACCCGTCAGAATCGAAATGCCGATACCGGCGGCAAGCAGCCCTGCGATGATCGTAAGCGTATTTACTAAATTGAAGCCATTTTCAATAACGTCCTTGATACCAACAACCAGCATGGCAAGACCGCCTACAACGAGCGCAATTCCTGCTGCGATTGGTCCGAAGGCGATTGCAAGTCCAACTGCAAGCGCGGCAAGCCCTGCCAGCATCCCGAGGAAGTTTTGTAAATCAATCCCGTTATTCCAAGCATCCAGCCAGAAGTATACAAGCGCAAACGCCCCGGCAACAGCAAGGGCGATACCCCAAATCTTGCTCAGGTCGTTCGTGAACAAGCTCGCAATTTTCCATGCCAGAAGCCCTGCTGCAATCGCTCCTACCAAGCCGAGAATGTCGTGGAGCTTGTCCTCTGCCATGTCGAGATTTGCGAAATCCGGCGCGATATCCGTAGACGCCGCCCCGCCTGCGCCGCCTCCGCCTCCAGATGCCTGATTGCTGGTAATCTGGTTGATCTCATCGAAGCTTGCCATGCTCTTGCTGGCGTCTTCGGCTGCGGAGCCTACCCCCTCGATTGCTTCTTTTTCCGCATTCAGCCCTTTGGCCGCTGCGACTTGCGCGCTCCAACTTTTACCGGACAGCATGCCGAAGAACTTTGCAATCGCAGTAACAACTTGCGTGAGGATATTCACAAGCTTCACAAAAACGGGGATCACGACTTGAAGAATCGGCTGGGCCAGCGTCAAAAACGCAGCCTTAAGCCGCGCAACCGCTGCACGCGCCGCATCGTTCTGCATGATTGTTTTTCCGAGCCATGTCCGCAGGCTTTGCAGAGCTCTGGTAATCAGAGAGAATACAAGGACACGCTTAAAAAGCCCGGAAACACGCCTGCTGAACGTGTTCCTGCTGTCGGAAACATTTTTTGCGGCAAGCTCCATTCGTTCAGACGCGCCGCTTGCGTTTGTGATCTCTCGCGTCAGCTCTCCTGCGCGTGTCTTCGCCGCATCCAGCGCGGAGGTCTGCTCCATTACCTTGTCCGTAATTTTTGCGTACTTGCTGTCCAAGCTCTCAACGATCTTGTCTTGCTCTTTCAGAAGCGCTTCCTGCTCCTTAATCTGTGCAGCGACTTCGGATTGCCGACTGTATGCAGAAATATACGCATCGGGAGATGCAGACACCTCACCGGATGTGACCTGCCGCAGCCGCTCAGATTCTGCGCGCAACGATTTCAGCGCAGTTTCTGCCTGTTTTGCGGATTCCTTTGCCGCGTCAAGCTGCGCCTTGATCCCGCTTTGCTCTCCGCTGCTCTTTTTCAGGTCGGTTTCCAGCTTGTCGATTCTTGCCGTAAGTTTGTCAAGCTCCCGTTGTGCTTTTTTTGCATCAACTTCCGCCTGCACAACGATTTTCCCATCCGCCATTTTTTCACCACCTTATTTTGAGATGCCCCATGCAGCGAGAACGTCCTTTTCCGCCTCTGTGTACGTTGTTTTCAGGTCGATAACATCCCTGTTCCTCCGGTAAAACTCTCTGTCCTGCTTGTCCAGAGACTTCCCGTGTGCTTTTTTGCCGCGGATGCGAACCACCTGCGCAAAGAAGCAGTCCCCAATCTCGCTGTACCACGAAAGAAACGTCCACCAGTGGACATACTCGAGGGCCCGCACCTCGCACCCGGCGATGCGGTTAATGGGGGCAATGATCATGTTAAAATCCTGCTCCCAAGACATCAGAACTGGTTCGCGTTTCTTCTCCTTCCGCTCTTCTCCCATGTCGATAAAACGGAAGCACTGATTCAGCGCCTCTTGATAGTCTTCTACGGGCATTTCGTCGAAGTCCGGATAAAAGATGCCTAAAGAAACAAGTGCCTTTTCCTGCTCGTCCAGATCGTTATCAACAAGGGCGGTGAGGATATCCAGCACCGCCCTATAGTCCGACTCGATCTGATATGTCGTCCCGTTGATCTCCGCAGACGTCGGAAGCGCGTAAATCAGCGTTTTCTTCTCGCCCATCTTTCCGTGTACTGTTTGACGCGGGCGTTCGTTTTTGCTTTTTGGACATCAAAGCCGGTATCCATCTGGTCAAGAACTGAAAGCATCAGGTTTGCCCACACAGGGAGGCCATCCCCCAGCGCCAGAACATTCGTTTTGAATACATCGGCGCAAATTGGCTTTCCGAAGATCGCGTCGATTTTTTCGCGAATCTCCTTGTCGAACTGATCCGCCAAATCTAGAATTTTTTTCGGGTCCGTCTCGTTTTCGGCGCGTTTTGCGTATTCATGCTGTCTGGATTCCAACTCTTCGAACAGCGAAAATAGCTTTTTCGCAAATTCGCTGTCCGTGGGGTTGAACTCTACACTCACGCCGCCGTTAATTTGGAAGGACTGTACACCAGTATCAAATCTGATATCTGCCATTTAGCGTCCCTCCTTACGCCGCAGAATCAGCCGTGAACGTAACTGCACCGTTGCTGCCGACCGCAGCCGTGCCGGTTGTGCGCGTACCGCCAAGCGTCACATCGAACGGCATACCGACAAAGCCGCCACCCTCACCGCCGAGGCTTGCTGGCTTGACCATTGTGCCGTCGTAGCGCTCTGCAAAGACAGCGGTCTTTGCAGTGCCTGCGTAGTGATGGACAATAAGAACGTCCTGATTCGCCAGAGCTGCCGCGTCCTGATCCTTGATGGCCAGATTCCACAGCTTGACAAGCGCCGCGTCGCCTGCGTCCAGCTCGCACGGGTCAAAACTCTGCGTGATGATGGGCTTCTTCATGGTGGTTCTTGTAGTGCCGAGGATATCCTTACTGGAATCCTCCTGCCAATCGTACTCCATGCTGGAATCCGTGACGCGTTTGCCGAACGGAGACCAGACAGGCGTAGACGCCTCGCCGGTATTCAGGTATGCGATCAGCAATTCGCGGTCAATGGTCTGGCCAGCAGTGGTATTAAAGGTCATGTCTGCCATAATTAAATCACCTCATATGTCAGTTTCATAAGAATTTGATGGTCTTCCGAGCCATCTTCGTACCGGGCGAACATTGCCGCGCGGCTGGACGCTTCCACGCGCCTGACGCGCATCCCATCGCCCAGAGACGGGTAGTTTTGCATCGCCCAGTCCCCAAAACGATTCAGCATGGCGTCACATTTCAGGCGCTTGTCGTTGCTGTTTCCGGGAATAATGCGGGCGATGATCTTAAATTGGTATTCCGCTTCATGCCCGCCGAGGATGTATTTCTGCGTAATATACGCGCCCTGAATAGTGGACAGCGCCATACTTGCAGAATCCGCAGCAAGAAATTCATAGTTGATCGTTGCAGCTGGCATGTCGTCATCGGAAAAGGCGTTTGCCCAGATCATCATTTTTCGGGCAATATCCTGCTCTTCCCTTGCGGATACCAGTTTTCTTTGCTTTTCAGAGGCCATTTTTCACCGCCTTATCCGCAACACGGATCCATTTATCAAGGTTTTCGGCTTTGGACGCCTCGAACCAGTGCGCCTGCGCCTGTGCGTGTCCGGCTTTGTTAAACACAAGGTTTTTGTCGGTTAGCACTTTCGTGCCGCCCTTCGGCGCGTATGTGCTCCCGGTCTCCGGATCTACCATGACTTTCCCGTAGTACAAAAATCGCGCATACGGGCCGGGGTAGACAACAGAATTTCCCACAACCTGCGTCCTCTCGTCGAGAGAACCAGTCAGGAACGGCACATATGGGCTTGTGTCCTTCCGCACCTGCGTTGCAACAATATGCTCTGCTTTGGTGCAGGCCTGCGCGAGCTTTTCCTGCAGCGCGTCCAATCCGTCTGCTTTTATGCTGAATTTCAGCATTACGAGCCTCCGACCTGCCAGTGCTGCATAGACGGACTGCCGAAGTCCTTCATGTCCACCTTTGTCACTTTGTACACATCATCGTAAAGCATCTCGATCTGTTCTTCCGTCTTGTCCGGCTCGACTACTTCGCCCTTCACAAAGAATGTTGTGCCGCCGTTACCGTCCGTAGATAGCGTCCAGATTTTGCTTTTATCAGTTGCGCGCCAGAACTCCTGCGGACCGACGTAGCGCTTCTCCGCACCTGCCACGCCGTCTACAGCAGCCGCAGAAAACGGAATGTACAGATTCACCGCATCTGCTCCTTCAAGCCCGCTCGCGCGGACGTTAGCCGCTTTTGACGCTTGGAGCATTACACCGCGAATTACCGTGATATGGATTTTTTGCGTATCTTTGAACGTTTCCGGATCCTGCTCCTGCGTGACGTTATAGATTGTTACAGTGTGGGGAGCGTACATGCTAAACACCTGCCTCTGTAAAGAAGCCCGGTATGGGCTAGATATTCACGCGCTACGCTTGCAAGGGCATTCTTCGCCTCCGAAGCCGCTTTCAATGCGGATACGGAAGAATCACCGCCGCTGCGAAGCGTCCTGGAATAGCCGCCTACAGTCTCGCTCTGCAATTCTCCTTCTTCAGATGCAAGCCCGGCGGACACATTCTTTCTGGCAAGCTCCTGCGCCGTGTCGATCAGCATATACTGGTCGACCAGAGCGCAGCAGCACATTTTCACAGCTTCGAGATCCACGTAGTCTTTTACTCGGTTCTGCGTGTAATAATCGAGGAAGGAGCTAGCGCGGACGGCCAGACGCTGGAAATCCTCCTCATTGATGCTGCCGTAGTAGCAGCCGGAGTAAAATTCATAGTCGGCATAGATCATTCGTACCAGCTCCTTTCATTTTTTTACGAACCGACCGTGACGGTAGCCGTGCCGGTCTTAGTGCTATCCTGCTTCGACTTTGCAGTGACGGTAATGCTCGTGGACGTCTCATTGGACGCGACCGTCAGCACGCCGCCTTCCGTGATAGACGACTTTGCGCCGCTCTGGCTCCACTCGACGTCTCCACTTACAATGCCTTCACCCGCAACGGAGGCGGAAAATGCTTTGCTTGCGCCCTTCGCCACGGTCGCGGTTGCCGGGGAGACAGTCACAGTGGAAACCGTTCCAGCCTTGCCGTAGACCGAGAACGGGAACGGATTGGCGATATCAACGTTATAAGCGTTTACCGGGTTCGCGATTTCCCAGCCAAGCCGCATGACCGCACGTAGCGCAACCATGTCGTTCTGCATGAGGTTATACGTGATGGCCTTTGTGGTCGGATCCTGAATGACGCCCTCGGTGAAGATCTTGAACGTCATGTCCTGCCGGATTGCATAGACCAACTGCGACCAGTCGCCGACGATCATCTGCGCCTGAGACGGGTCAAATGCGCCGTTCATCGGGAAGTACATGTCCATGCCGTCAAGGCCGTAGCGCGTCGCGCCCTGCATATCGGACTTGAAGATGGGCTGGCCGGTCGTGTCTTTCAAGCCGCGAAGCTTTCCGCGCATCTGGATCGCGGACATAACGCCGTTCGGATTGAAGCCATCAAGCTCGACCTTCGCGATCAGGCCGTTCTCGCCCATGATGTCGTCAAAGACGCTTGTGCCGACGGGTACGCCGTTACCGGCAGCGATGGCCGAAGGAACAACGCCGTCGCGCCAAGTGCTAGGCTTGCTGGTGCCAAAGAGGATTGCCGCGTCGATGACCTTACCGAACGCCTCAGTCAGTCTCGGGCGAACCTCGCCCCAGATGTCATAATCTGCGTCATCCAGTGCTGCTTCGGGGATGGGGACAATAACTGCGATTTCCTCGGCATAGATTTTCTTCTTGTCCCACGCCATCTTCGTGGTCTGCTTGAAAGCTTCACCGGCTCCGGTATCAGTTGCTTCGCCGTTGACGAAGTACGCAGAGGGCAGCGCGTCCAGGACGTTGATGGTCTGCGTCTTGCTGGACATATTCGCCAGTCGCTTACCCATGCGCAGGACTGCGGATTCCGCGATAGCGCCCTGCATGATCTCGCGGGTTACAGGCTCCGGAATAAGACCGGAAAGTGCATTTCTGTCAATAATATTCGGCATATGATTCTCCCTTCGTTATTTCAGAGCGCCCCGAATCAGGGCGTTCATCGTGCTGTTCATGTTTGTTTCTTTGGTTCCACCGCCTGCCGGTGCTGTCCAGTCGAACGTCGCCTTCTTGCGATTCGCTGTAAGCTCGTCGACAGCCTGTTCAAACGTGGTCTTGTCGTTGACCATCTTCATCGCCTTGAACGCGATAAACTCGGCATCCTCGCCGGTCAAGCCCTTGCTCAACACATACTTGTCGCGCCGCAGCTGCTCGACCTCTGCCTGCGATGCAGTCAAAGCAGCTTTGCTGTCCGCAAGGTCCTTCGCCTGCTTGGCCTGCCGTTCCTGTTCGGTCTGCTGGCTGTCTTTCCATGTCCGGTATGCGGTGATTTCTTCCTCGCTGGGGTATTTCTTCCGTTCTCGGTCAAGCCTCGACTGAATCATCTTGTCAACGTCGGCCTGCGTGAACGTCTTTTCCTGCTCAGGAGCAGTGATTCCCGTGCCCTGCACGTTGGTTTCTTCTGTCATAAAAATCTCCTTGTTTAACGTCCTGTCGGACAGTGTTGATAAATAAAAAGAGCCAACCGACAACAAATCGTAGTCAGTTGGCTCATCGTGCCATTCCGCGCGCTCAATTGCGCTGCGGTATCTGTATTATTTTTTCAGTTCTTCCGCCTTGATGATCTGCGCCTTTACTGTTCCGTCCTTCATGCGCTTTAGCTGGACGCGGAACCCGGCGGCAAGCGCCCGCTCAATAGCGGATTTCAGTTTTTCGTCAATCATGCATTCTCCTTAGAAATCAGTCTTGAAAGCGTTCCCTGATCGTCATCTTCTACCACTTCCCATTTGCCCGGCTTGATTTTGCCATTGAGCGGTGCAGGGGCCGAAGCGGAATAAAGGTAATCCTCCCCCTCATCATCGATGATGCGGAGCAAATCATATTCGACCCCCACGCATTCATAGGTTTTCCCATCCGTCAGCCCGAGAACCCCGCCGCCGAACGTCGTTCCTTTATATCTCACCTTCATTTCTTCTTCACCCCTTTCAGCTTTTCTTCGAAGTGTTTCTCGTTGCATTCAAACCAGTGAACATCATACTGGAAATTGTCCGTTTGTATTATACCGCCAATTTTCAGCCATTGCAACGGTTCCCCGCCGTAGTTTTCAGAAAGGAAGCTCGCGACCTTTAGCTGCTTCCCGGACCCTCCACCGGCTATTTCTCGAATAGACCCAATTTCTGACCCTTTCGGGACAACGCCATTCACAATCCCTGCTTTCACATCCAGCGTTTCTTGCAGCCTCGTGATTGGTTTTGCTGCTTTCGCCGCACTGACCGCAGCCTCGGATTTTGCATCTGTGTATAGGGCCTTTGTCCGCTCACGCTGTTCCGGCAGCCCTGCGGCCTTGCTGAACCTGCTATATTCTGCGTTCAGCCGCCGAAGCTTTATGTTTGCGGCGGTCGCGTCTTCGGAAAGCCCAGCTTCTTTGTATGCGTTTCTAAGCTTCTTCTGCGCGCGGATTTGCCGTTCTATTCGGCGTTGCATCTGCGTCGCTTCATAGGCCGTGTAAGTCTTTCCGTCAAACGTGCAGCCAAGACCATCGTCGATATGCTTGAGCTGTTCGTCTGTGTAAGTTCGTTCCGAAACTCCCTGAACAAACGGGTATTTGTGATGCCTACAGTTTGCGCCTGTCAGACCGTCAACATATCCGTAACCGGTCGTTTCCACAAGGTCATCGTAAAGCCCCAGCGGGTCAGGTTCGCCGCTTTCGCTCTGGTAATAGACTTTCCCTTGCCAGTCTTTGTGGCTTGACCATGGCGACGTACCCGGCTTGTCACGCGCCCCAGAGTGCGCAGACACTTCAAAGTATCTCGTCTCAAGGTACTCTGCGCTTTGGTTCGTGTACTGGTCGCAGATCTGATTCACGCCGGTCATGACAGCTCTCCGAACAGCAACGTCGATGTGGTCGACGTGTCCGCTTTCGTAGTTCACGACTTTCAGACCACCCGCAAGCTGCTGCACCGCCGATTTGATAGCCTGATTGTAGCTGATAGCGCCGCTCTGGATTTGCATCGTGGCATTATCCAAAGCCCACTGGTACGCCCTTGCGGGGGGTAGCATTGTGCGGCCAGCGTTCACTAAAAAGCCCATTGAGCGCGTTATGTTGCGCAGTGTTTGCTTCGTCTGCTCGTATATTGCCCAAGTATCTTCTACGCTTACCAGCGTTTCCGGCTGCGTGATGTGCGCAAGGTCGATAATCTCGTTGTAATACTTCTGGTTGCGCTCTACCACATCGTCAAACAACTTATTCAACTTCGTTTCGCTAATGCCAGAAATTTTGCGGATTGCCTTCTCAATCTCTTTCAGATCGATACCATGCGCCCGTAGCGCCCGAATATCCTGCACCGTGACCTCGTTCAGCTCGTCCCGCAGCTTCAGCCGGGAACATATCTCCATTAGCAGCGTGTCCTCAAGTCCACGGTACAGCTCCGCCAGCTCTTCGGGAAGGGCATCAAGTATTTCCGGCTGAAACGGATATTTCATTCGCTTTCCTCCGTTTCACAATATCGTCATAGTGCGGCTTTACTCGAATTACATTCCAGTCGCATTCCTCCGGCACTTTTCCGTAGAATATCACCCATTCCGGCGACAGCCGTTTCATCATTTCTTCGTAGCCGCGCAAAAACAGCCGCTTGCTTTCCTTGTTCTGCTGTGTGCCTACCGAACTAACCGCAACAATTCCGCCGACAGGCTCTCCATCAAAGCACCAATCATAGCTCTGCTCGTCGCTCCATGAGATCGTTGGATAAACCGTCATGCCGTGGAGCTGCCAGTATTCAGCCAACCAATGCTTGCGGTAATGGTTGTATATCTGCATCGCCATCGGCATATCTGTGTAGGTAGAAAAGTCCGGTGCGCACACCGCCGCAAACTGCGACAGTTGCGGAATGTACTTGTCAGGCGTGTTCCAATACCGGATGAATTGATAATCGTCCACAAAAAAATGCACGATCTTGCTTTGTGTGTCCTTCGCCGTGTAATGGTAATTTACAGGGATAAATTCTCCCTGCGGATATGCCTTGACCGGCTCAATCTGCGGAATGTCGTACTTTCCAACGCCGGGGAATGTGAACTTGTCGAGATTTTCAAAGTTAATCATACCGGACGCCATGTACCGCTGCGCTTGTTAGTTCTGCGGTATTTCTTGCCGTTTACCGTAACTTCCAACGCGCCGGACTTTTGCGCTGTTACAAAGGCATTGGAAAACGCCTTGTTTTCTGCTGCTTTGCGGTTTTTACTGGACTGGTCACGCAATTTCCGCATGTAGCTATCCATTTCACCGCGCGCTCTTGCAGCTCTGTCTGCGGCGCTTCCTGTTTTCTGCGCCGTTGTCAGACGCGCAGGCCCGCTTGCATAAGGATTGACTGCTCCTGCCGCCGTTTTTAGTGCCGTTGTTGCGAGAGTTGCCATCTGCTTTACGGCGTCTTTCTTTTCAGCGTCCGACAGCTCAAGCCCATTGATTTCAGCAGCGTTGCGCTCAAATGTGCGCCTGATAATATCGCCCATATCAGTGACAGACGCAGCGTTTGCTCGGTTAATATCCTGTTGTGACAAAAACCTCGCAAGGCTCATACCGCGCCCACGCCCAAATTCTCCGGCTCCAATGCCGCCACCGGCTCCACCTCTACCACCCATTACTCTACCTCCTGTTGCTGTTCAGTTACCATGTCCTGCATCTTCGGCAGCGCCGCCTTTGCGGTCGCCTCGTCTTCGTTCATCCACTTCATGCGGAACTCCCAATCGCTCATGATGCCCGCCTGCAAAAGCTGCATATCGCGGGAAAAGTCAGTCTGCTTGTCCTCAATGATGCTGTCATCAAAGTCGATGGAGATTTCAACGTCCTCATTCAGCCCCACGCCCATTGCGGTATTGCCCAGCCGCAGAAGAATGCGGCACAGCTCCACCAGTGCATCTTCGAGGATGATTTCATGCTTTTTGATCGTGCGAAACATAGTGCTGTTCTCGCTGATGACCTGCGTAGCCGTTGCCACGCTGCCACCGTCAAAACGATAGTAAGTTTCTCCAAAGCCGCACTTGCTGGACAAAATGTTGAGCTGATCTTGAATGCCCGTGTTGTGCTCCGCTGTCCGAAGTGTCATATCAATGGGGGTAATGACCGCGCCGTCGCTCACATCCTCCGGCATCGCATAAAACACCACGTCGGACGGGTCGAATACCGGCTCACCGTCAAGGTACTTTGCCGCAGAGGGCTTGACCATGATACGCTTTTTCCCAAGCATGAACTCGTTTACATAGCTGTCATAGGCAATATCCGCGCCTTGTAGCACGTCAATAGCGTTTGCATACACTGCAATGCCAGTCGGAAGCAGATAGTTGAAATTGTTGGCAATGTTAAGCCTGTCAATAACAAACTGCCTCTTGTCGCTGCCGGTATGCACCACAGGCGGGATATTCTCAAAGCCCTTGACGTTAGCAAGCTGCTCGTCAGACAGCATCTCGTTATCATAACGATAAATGCGGTTGTCGATGATATAGCTTCCGCCCTCGTCCTTGTGGTGGATTTGGAGATACAGGTAATTGTGCCCGTTGCGTGTCACCACGGCGGAAAACGCGCACTCGCTGATAAAGCCGTTCTGCCATGCCAGCGGGTAAATGTTCTCAATAGTCACATAGTCCAGAATGATGCCGGAAGCATTACCGGGGACGATCTCGCCACCCTCGTTGATCTCCTGCCCGATGACGCGGGGTATATATGCCACCGTGCCAAGAGCGGACTTCATTTCCTGCATCTCGTTTGCCTTGACCGTGAAATTGTTTTCGGTCAAAACGCGGTCGATGAACTCCTGTTCCTTCTGCCCTTCAAGGGTGATCTGTACTTTCTCATTCATCAGCAGATTAGCCCAGTCCTCGCACAGCTTCTTCCCCATGCCGAGAGAGTACCGCTTGCAATTAACCATGCTTTCACCGTTACGGACGCGGTAGCTGTGGAAACCCTTTACGTTGCCCTGATACCAGCTTTTCCACTCCGCCACTTTGCTGTAAAACGCTTCGGGGATAGTGGAATAACCTAACTCATTCAGTTTTCTGATAACTGCGTCATTGCTCATGCGATAACTCCCATCCGACGGGAAATGCGCTCAACGGCATACCGGGTGGCATCTATCAAATGGTTGTTTTCATCCGGGTAACCGCTGATAATATCTCCGTCTTTGTTTCGGTCGTATTCGTAATTTACGAACTCGTTGTATGCGTTTGGTGTGCGTTTCCGGTCAATGACGATCTTGCGCCGCTGCAACCACTTCATGCCATAGTCAACAGAGCCGGGGCCTTTGACCGCTGCTTTTGCCGGAAGGCCCATAGCGCGGTAGTCTGCTACGCTTTTAGGTTCCGCGCTGTCGCAGGTAATATATGCGTCTTTATATCCACGCTGAATGATGATGTTGCCGCTTGCCTCGTTGGTAAGCTTGTTTTGGTAGATTTCATCCATCAGGTAGATAGTCTCCCGCGCTCTGTCGTAATGCAGGCGGATAAAAGCAAAGGGGTCAGGGAACCAGCCGTAGTCCACGCCTTGGTAGATGTGGTCGAAGTGCGACATTTCCTCGTCAGTGATTTCCCGCAGCTCCAGGTTGTCAAACACATTGCCGCCGGTTCCGACCGGGACACCGAGGTATTCATGCTGATACGCCCGATCATCTGTGGCTTTCAGGTGTTCCGCTTCTGCAAGAAACTGTTCTCCCAGCCATTCAGGCGGTGCTTGCAGATACGTGGACTTGTGGCACAGCCGGTCGGCCCGTTCCTCCAAGCTGTCCTTGTTTGCCCAGTTGTCGCGGCTAATCGGCGGGTTATAGCTTTCAAAGTTCCAGAACTTAGAGCCGCCGCGCATTGTCGACTGCAAAATCGTTCGTATTTCGGCACGACCGGCGAACTGGTCTTTTTCCTCAAAGTGCGTAACAGCGATATAACCAAATGGTACCTTGATGGATTTGATCTTCATCGGGTCATCCGCGCCCCGGAACATGATCTTCTGCCCTGTAGGCTTATAAATCAGCTCCATCGGAGAGACTTTCGCCTCCCAATATTCTGCCGCGCCGAGCTCCCCGATTGCCCAGACATACTGTGCATAAACGCTGTCACGAATGGTATTCGCAACCTTCCGAAGCACCAACGCATGACAGTTTTTGTTTTCCTCCTGCATCAGCAGGGTCGGAACGATAATGGACACAAACGAGGATTTCAGCGAGCCGCGCCCGCCGCTCTCATCATAGTGCGTGTGGCCATGCTGAAACACGTCACGTGCCACGCTATAAAAGGCAGGCCCAATCTTTTCGGACAGTCGAACATCAGACATCGATAATCACCCGAACAGCATTCTCCGCGCTTGGCTTAAGCTCTGCTGCAACAAGACGTTTTGAAAGACTGTCCGCAGCTTTTAGGCGGTCAGAAAGCGAAGCGTCAATGCCAAATTGGTCCTTGACCTCGCCACGCATGACAGCAGAATAAAACTGCAGCACTTCGTTTGCGTCAGCAACCAGCGCCGCTTCCTGTTCATCCATCCTGCGCTTTATATAAGCAGAAATAGCTGGTTTTGATAGGTTTTCTGCCGCAATCACTCTGCATGATGTTTCTTTGTACCCGGCCTTTTTCGCTGCGTCCGTTGCATTCCCGGATTTCAAATATTCTTCGCAGAATCGTTTCTGCTTCGGCGTAAGTTTTTCATCCGCCATCGCTGTAAAGCCCTGCCAGCAGCTTCACCACATCCGCAATCTGGTACGTTTCCAGCAGAGTGACGTTCTTCGGCTTTTCATCAGGTCGATATTCGTAAACCATGTATTTCGTCACCATCCTGTCATTTTTCGCGGAATAGGTCTGCATTTGATTGATTTTTATTTTGATTCCGTTGTACAAGAGCGCTGTTTGCAGCTTGTGTGCAAGGGCGCGCAAACTCGCCATAGCCGCTCCTTTCTGCCTCATTCTTTCGTTCTCGTGTCTCCGTGTGTGAATAAATATATTTATTCACACCGGAGAACACGAGAACAGGAGGAGGAGGTTTCCGCAGAACGCTGCGGTGCCGATGAAGAAGGGCGTAGAGTTGATCTCTACGCCCTTATAGTAAATGTTAAATTTGGCTCTGGGACGCAGACTTTTTCATAAAAGCCCTCTTTTTTGCCCCACAAGGCGAATAAATTGCCTGTGCCACTCCTGTGCGGTGCGTTCGGACACATAAACCGCCATCGCAGCGCCCTGTAAGGTGTGTGTACGCTTCCAAAGGACCAAATCTATGAGCCGGAGTCGCTCCGCGCCGTCAACGAGCTGTTCTGTCTCCGCGATTGCCTCCTCAACGGCAGCACGCTCGGACTTCGTCATCAGCCCGCCGCCCTTATAATTGCGGATCATCCACTTTGCATATGGCCACCAGCCGTAGCGCGGCTTACTCATAACTCCTCCTTTTGGCAAGCCTGCAGCTCGTCCTTGTACGCTGCGCACAGAAACGCAGCATTAGTTATAATATGCCACAGAGCCGGTAAGCCGCTCTCATAGTCGAGCGCCAGCGGATTATCCCAGATATGCAGAACGTGGCGCAGAAGGGCGTCCAGCCACTTCTCACGCGGCACCTTGCGCCAGTCCTCTGCATCGGCGTATTTTGCCTTGCCAAACTCCCGCACCTGCATGATTGCCTCGATTGCCTCTACCGGTACAAGCGACGGCCTCGGCTTGCCCTCGTCGTACTTTGCCCCCTTAATCTGTTCCATCAATAGTGTACCCTCCCTTCACGTTTTGCCCGATCGTATTTCCGCGCTCTGGCGGACATGCCGCTTGTTTCCATCCCGCGCTCTGTGCGCTCTACCTTGCTTTTGTTGTACTCGTCCGCAGCCTTGCGGTACGCTATGTATGCCTCACATGTGGCATGCTTCGGCCCGCAGCCCTTTTCGGGGCAATCCTTGCACGGCGCGGAATACGGGCTAATTTTCAAATCTCCCTGCATTCGTCCCTCCTGACGCAGATCCGCTTCCCGCCGATCTCCACGATATACGAGATCGCATTCAGCCTGCCCGCGTACCGCTCCGCGTTGTACCGCCTGCCGACTTGCGGCTGCAGCTCTGGGTATACAGGGATTGCGGCCGTGATCACGATCTGCACCGGCGTCCACTGTGTTTCCGGGCCGCTGCCCGGCCGCGTGTTGGCCGGGTGCAGCTTGTGGTACATGCCACTGCATACGCGGCTGCAGAAGTGCAGCTTGATCCGCTTGTTGCGGCTACCGGTGATGATATTGCCGCAGTATGCGCAGCGCTCCGGCTCTCTCATCAAAGCTTTACCCCCTTTATGTATTTATCAAAATACGTCACAGCCACAGCCATAGCCGCCCACATGTCCGCCGAGAAACCGTAGAAGAAACCGGGGTCCTTCTTTGTGCCCTTGCCGAAGTTCGGCTGTCCGAGCGTGTAGCGGTCAACGAGGGCCTGCCGGATGTTTGCATCTTTGGCAGATAGCGAGCCGCACAGATTCAGCTTTTCTTCCCGGCGGTATATCCGCGTCGGCGCATATCCAGTCTGCCACAATACAGTCTGCCAGAACCGTCCGATCCAGACGCAAGTATCGAAAACCTCTTGGCCTACCGTCATGCCCATGCCAGCAATCATTTCGATTGCCACGTCGGAGCCGTTCCCGTAAAGCTTCCGCTCAAGCATCGGCAGCAGCTCATTGTTGCATTTCTTCCCGGCGTCCAGCACGCGGCGGATCTCTTCGCCGTCATGCTCTACGATTACATAGCCGGATTGAATATTGCCGGGGTCAATCGCCAGAATCGTTCCCACGTTTTGCCCTCGCTTTCCAAAACATACTGTTGTAGATGTCGTATCGGTGTTGGATGTATGTACTCATGACTTCCGGTCGAAGGCGGGACCAGCTCTCATACAAACCGCATGTCTGCATCTCCGGGCATCCGCACCGGTAAATGCAGTTAGGTACCAGAACGTCCGAGATCTCCGGCTGAATCTCATGCAGCGCCGCTTTGAAATCCTCTGCATACGCGCGGGTCTGCCTGACTGCATAACCGCTTGCGCATGGAATCGATCAGGGCTTGTACGTTCGCTTCTCCCTCGAAGAGCACCGGCGCGTCCTGCGGGAGCTTGTCCCTCGGCGTTCCGGTTCGGTCTGTTCTCTGCGTAGAGATAAAGCACTCCCATTTGTGCCTTGACCAGTGCGTCGCAATCCAACTCTTAATGCCTTGCCAAACCCACGATACCGAGATCCGCCGAATCGGCGAGTGTTCAGCAATCAAAATTCGGCGCTTAAAGTCCTCGCTCGGCTCATGTCCCAAAGAGCCTTTGCCGGAAGTGGCGCGGCAGGTGTCCACGACCTCCTGCCAATCGCCCTTGATTTTCAAAATTTTAGTGTTCATGTTGCCCTCCTAAATTCCGAGTGCAGCAGACGGCCAAAGGCTCATCCTGGTCTTATTTGTCACATAGTCCAGCATCCGCAGCATCCCAAAGCATTTTTCAAGTTGTCCGGAAACAGACTTCATCTGCTGCACCTGCCAGAACAGCGCATAGCAGCGCTCCGTCGCAGTTCCCCGGTTTTCGCCGTACAGGATGGATATGCCATCCAGCAGCAGCCGGTATTCATCCGTGTGCAGGCTCTCCACCCTCTTTGCCAGCTCCGCCAGCTCCACAGCCGTTTTTTCGATGTCCGCTTCCTCCTTCGGCGGGTCAAGCTCCACTTTCGGGATCCCTCCCAAGAGCAGCGCGTCAATGTAATCCAGCAGCAGCTCCCGCATCTCAACCGCATTCGTTGGTTTGTTCATTTGTGCCTCCTCCCAAAATATCCTTAAGGCTTCTTTCCTCAAACCCGAACCTTCCTCCTTTCGCACTACCGCGCGCAAACCGCAGCCCGCTCATTCGGCTGCACCATCCATCTTCGCACCGCAGTTGGGGCAGTATGAGAAACTGCTCGCCATTGGCGCACCTTTCGTGATTCTGTAGCCCTTATTGCAGCCTGTGCAATACCAGTTTGAACGTACCCGTTTCCATCTTGCGTGCACCACCTCCGCAACGTCGGCGGCGGGCAAACTCGAAATCTCGCTTGCAATGCAATCTGCCAGTCCGGTATGCCGTCCCAATACAGAGCCGTTTGCAAGCCCGTACTTTTCGGCGATTTTAACCGCATCTGTGCGCTTGATGTAATCGTCAGGCATTTTCTCTCTTCCTCCTCTTCTTCCGACACTCCGGGCAAAACCATCCACGTTTCCCAACGCTCGAACCATCGCTTCTCGCAATCCTTGCAGCAGTAGATTGTGAAACCGTGTGGTTTACCCAGTTATATGTGGCTCCGCACGTATCGCAAGAAAAATAAACGTTATACGCCATCCTTCTTGCCATCCATTTCCTGCATCGCCCGCTCGACCTCTCCAATGTCAAAAAGCCACACTTTCAGCCCGCTTGGCGTATTCTGTCCATGCGCATACGCCGTCAAGTAGATATTCCAGTGATCCGGTCTGTAAGAAACTCCGTCCCGCGCAATATCAATGCTAGAATATCCCTTGCACGGCAGCACGACCACGCGCCCGTCCTTGTCGGCCTCGGCAAGCTCTACGAGCCTGCTGATTGGCGTATTGTTGAGCGTTTCGAGATCAACCATGTGCTTTGCGGCCAGCGCAAGCTTAACCGTTTCCACTGCTTCCGGTTCAAGCCCCGTGTCCTCGTAAGCCTTGAGCCTTCCCCATACCTCCTTCTGCGTGCAGCTTCCGTCATACGGGCAAGGCAGCTCGCGGCATTGCGCAATGTCGCAGAAGTTTCCTTCAAACGTTAATCGTTCCATAGCCCCTCCTATTCAATCCAAAACGTCGCAACCGGAACAAGCTCTTCATACCATCGCTGGAAATCATTCCAATCGTTAAGAATGTTCCGGAAAAATTGTGCCGTCCCTTTTACCGTTCCCCATCCGTTCGGTGCTTCGTATTCTTCGAACTTGTCGGGGTTCTGCTCCAACTTTCTCAGACCAGCCTCGATTTTTGGAATTACATCCACGCAAAGCCCGTTGTTCTGGCAGTTCTTCCATTCCAGTCCAGTTGACTTCTTAATAATCTTCCGAACGTTCCACGTTACATTTGCGTCGCACGTACCAACGGGGACGTATGCATCAACTCCGTCGACTTTAACCTTGAACGAAATATCGTAGCTCATGTGCCACCCTCCTCTTGTGCTTCCGGCAGCGGCATCCAGTGGGTAACTGCGCAGTCTACCGGGTTGTTGTACACATCGTCCGGATTAAACTGTCTGTTCTCCCACCAACCCTCCGGGATGTAGTAATCATCCGCCTCCTCGTCGTACAGGCCATAGCAGTAGATGTCGCTCCAGTTCCACGCACTTTCCTGCGTCAGTAACTTCCCGTCCTCGTAGATAGCCGGTATCACGAAAATGTATCCGTTTCGATTGCAAACTGCCAAAACATCTGTCTCTGGTTTCGGCAGCCGCTCCGCCACTGGAATCCACCTCTGTTTCTCCCGCAGTGCCGCGTTCTCGGCGGACAAGCGCTCGATCACGTTAGCAGCCGCAAACTCGATGTATTCCCGCCGATCTTGGGTTTCTCCGACCTTGCAGTTTTCGCACGCGTCGTCGTGTCCAAGCCCCTTGGCGCAGCACCGCAGCGCCTGTGCGATTTCTTTTTCTGTCATATATTCTCCATTCCTTCAAAAACCATCTGCCCCGGCAGATTCTCAGTTACGGCTTTCACTTTCTTTGCCGCCTTTTCTGATTCCATGCGCTTGGCTTTGTACTCGTTGTAAAGAGCGCGATAGCGGTAGCTGTCGCCGAAGATCGCCCACGCCGCCTTGACGACGTTCGGCTCATATTGCCGGATCAGCTCCAGATCCGCTGCGGCTCTGGCAGAGATCGCGCAGCCGCAGCAGCCCGTCCGCTTGAGGCCGTAGACTTCATAGGCGTCCGAGTACTTGAGGCCATAGTAATCCTTGTACCATTGCTTGTCCGCGTCCGAGACGTAAAACAGCGGGCGGAGGCGGAATGTGCCTTTTGCCGTTTCCGTAAAGCACATACTGGAGCTGTCGCCGCGTGGCACAGACCGCATTCCGCCTTCGTCGCGGCGCTCGCCGGTGATGACCATCTCAAACTGCTTTTCGATCTCATGTGCAGGCTGCTTTTTGCAGACGTCGCAGCAATGGTTGCTTACCCGGAACGGAATCGGATTTTCCCGGATGAAGTCCAGCATGTACTTGCTTGAATTGATGACCAGCTGAATATCCGGGCGTGGTTCGCCCTTCGAGTTGCAGCAGCAAAGGAAATTGATCGTCGTTTCGCAGCCCGGATACCGCTCTTTCAGCTCCTGGCGCTTCGCCGCCTTATCCTCTGCGTTGTTGTATTCCTCGTGGATGCTCAGCGGAATGCCCTTCTTTTGCACGCCTTCCAGCCCGGCAGACATGATCTTCGAGACGAACGGCTGCCCGTATTCCCGTGTAGCCTGCACGATGTTTTTCTTCGGGCGGACGGTCTGGATCTCCACGCCGTAAAGCTCTGCCATTTCCTTCACATGGCGGCGCGTGGCCTCCATCTCAAGCCCCGTCTCGAAAAAGTAATATCTGATCGGCGGCAGGCGGAATATCTTCCGAGCGGTCTCAATCATGTGCATCATGATGTCGCTGTCGCTGCCTCCAGAGTACGAACACATCGCGTTCGGATGCTCTTTCAGGCGCTTTGCGATGATGCTCTGAATTGCCTGAAACTTCGCAGGCGCATCGAAATCTGCATACGGCGGTCGCTGCGTATACACGCTGCTCCTGAACCTGCCGTCTTTGTTAGCTCTCACTTTTCATCCCTCCCCGGCGTCAGCTTGGCCAGCATGATCTGGCCGAGATCCGCCATGTACACCAGCCGCCCGCGGCTGTACACCATCAGCTTCTCGCCCTGGATCTCCATCCGGTCTGCCTCGATGTTCGTCAGATCGTGGCAGCAGTCGCAGACAAATCTCATGTCTTATCCTCCTGCCCGAATACCACAACCATGCTTGGAAACGGCGCGTTGTGCTTGCCGCCGCCGAATTTCAGCCGACCGGCGATAAAGCGGATTTTCGCCTTCCCGTATATGTATCGATGAAACCACTTTGTATCCGTCCGCGCGGGCAGCAGCATGACGACGGTTGCCCCATTTTTGTTGGCGGACATTGATGCTTTCTGCACCCATTTCCCGATCTCCCGCCCATACGGCGGGTTACACCAGCAGACGCCCGTCCACGTCTGAGCAAGGCCGGTGTCCTCCGGTGTAAAATACCGCGCGCATTTTGCATTCTCCGGCAGCGCGCAGACGTCCGTTTCAAAGCCAAATTCTTCGTTCAGCGCGTCAAAAAAGCTCTGCGGCGTTTCCCACAAATCCGTCGCGCTGGAAAACATCACATCTTTATTCATACCAGCGCCCCCGGCCGTGTATCCGGCGTGCTTCTCTCGAGCAGCATATCACGTGCAACGTCGCGCTCCAGCTCTGCTTTCGCCAGCGCTTTTTCGAGGCGGTGGATCTCGATGGACGCGGCCTGATTGCTTTCGGCCAAAAGGCTGTTGCGTTCCAGACATTTCGTAGCATTATGGGCCACGGCCCTTCGTTCTTTTTCCTTCTCGCAGTTCTGGCAGACATAGCGAGCTGCCAGCGATCTTGCCAGTTTTCCCAGCATTTTCATGTCTTATCCTCCTCGTTTTCCGCAAGCATCCGGTCTATTGCCGCCTGCTGGATCGTATCCAACTCATCCCCGTGGCGCTGTACGCCATGTTGCATCCGAGCGGCCCCCTTCGATATAGGCCCCATCACCCTGTCCACGGCAGCGCGTTCCAACGGATTCAGCTCATCATGGTGCCCCTGCACGCCGTAGCCGGGCTTTGCAGCGCGGCCAAGCGACGCAGGGCGTGTGCTGGCCTCTTTCAGCCAGTCAAACACGATCCCCTTGTAATTTGCGGCCATAGAGCGGGTTATCACGTCGATCATTGCAGCCTCGCCATATTCCTCTGCGGCTTTCGTGATCTGCGTGACAAGGCTTTGCAGGCCGACAGGCTTATACTCCTCCCGTCGTTCGCCCGTGTACGTCACCCATTTTTCAACTGCTTCGCGCAGCGTGGGGGGTAGGGGGGAAAGAATACTGTCCATGTCCTTTTCCTTTGTCCTTTTCCTTTGTCCATAGCTTTTTTTGCTTTCCTCGGAAAGCATTTGCTTTTTTTGCTTTTCGTTGCTTTCATCAAAAGCATTTGCTTTTTCTGATTCAGGCCGACCGCCCTGCTTTCCTGCTTCGCTTCTGGACGCGGAGATGGCTTTTTGAGCCGCTACGGATTCGTCAATGTCCCGTCGAATCGCAGGCCAAATGAAACGCTCACTCCCGCTGAACTCTGGCTCTGCTCCCGACTCGCGATAATCCATCGCGGCCAGCACCAAGCGCCCCACCTCAGCGGCACTGTACGCCTCGAAATAGCTCCTGTAACTCAGCCACAGCTTGACGTATTCCTTTTTCTCTCCCATCCGTCAGCCCTCAGAACGGAAGCTCGTTTTCGTCGCCGATCTCCATCTGCGGCATATCCGG